AATGACATAGCTAAAGCTTTGTACATCGTAGGTGGTAAAGGGAAGAGTGCTTCACATGACCAGTACATAAAGTTTTTAGAAGATGCTGGTGTTAAAGATATTGCTGGTGAAGCTGCTAAGATTAGAAAGTTAATTAAAGCACAAGCTAAAGCAGGTAATACAGAAGTTCTAGTACCTAAAGTTAAACCAAGAGTGTCATACACTCAAGGTGTTGATACAACTCCTGTAGCTACTGCTACTAAACCTCGTGTTGATGCAGAAGGTAATCCTGTTGAGAACCGTTCACCGCAGAACATGACGGATGAGCAGCTTGATCTTGCTACGAAAGCAGACAGAGAAAAGCTAGGCAGCTTACGCTCACCTGATGATGTAGGTGATCCTAAAGTTATCCCAATCAAAGATACAGTTGAGCAAGGTAACAAGCTCATTGCTAAGTTACTCCGTGACTCGAATGCGGATGACATCCAAGGGTTCGTTAAGTCCCTTAGAGAAATGACAATCCGACCTGATGGCTTTGAGCCAGCACAGTGGGTTAAAGCTCTAGCTTCTCTTAACAAGTCTATTGATGAAGCCTTAGCTATCATTGATGACTCTGTTGAATTCAAAGCAGGCGATGAGACAGCCATACTAAGAAAGCAGAAACTTGTAGAAGCTAAGTTAGACCTCCACGCACAGCGCAAAGCGTCAAACAGTGGTTTAGGTCGTGGTCTTGTTGCAATCAAGCAAGCCTTTGATGATGCTTTTACTCCTGACCTATCTACCTTGTTTGGTAAAGACCTTGAGAAAGCTCAGGCTAAGATAGTCGAGAAAGATATTAAGAAACAGAAAAAGAAGAATAAGAAAAAGAAAGAAAGCGAAAAGACAGATATAGACAAAGCAGCAGAAGAGAGTGGCTTAACTCCTTCAGCAGTAGATGAGTTAGATCCATTCTTTAAGCGTATGTACAATGCTCTTGGACGAACTAGAGAAGTTTCAAAAGACTTTTTTGATAAGGCTGTTGAGTTTGGTTCTTCTAACCTGTTAATGGGTTGGGAAACACAACTTATTAACCCTGCTATGAATGCTGTGCAGATGGTGTTAAACAACTTTGAAACTGCTGGTGGTGGTTTAATGTCACCAATCACCCGACCTTTATCAACTCTTAAAGGAGATTTTAGTGCCTCAGCCCGCCAATTTAGACGAGCTAAGTATCAATCTATGGCCGCTATTCGTCACTTTCATGTAGCAAGAAGAGCTGCGTGGGAAACTTTAATGACTGGCTACAACCAACTTGACCCTGACTTTAAAGTTAAAGAAGAAGTTGAAGGTGCAACTGACCAAGTAGCATGGGGTAAAGGTGATATTGATTTAAGGGAATGGAAAGAATCCATCCACGAAGGTATGACCTTAGAAGACCTTGTTGGTAACTACATTAGACTGTCTTATAGAGGTCTAGCATCTGGTGATGAGTTCTTTAAACAGCTTAACTTCAGAGGTACTTATGGAGGTTTAGTTCAAGAAGACTTATTAGAATCAGGTAAATACTTTGACTTAGATGATGCAACCTTTATGAAGCTTGTAGATTCTAAAGTTGATGAAGGTGTGGAGATACTTGAGAAAGCTCGCAAAGGTGAAGAAGCTTTAACTGAGGCTGAAGAAAAACTACTAGGTCAAATACTTTATAGTATTCAAAAAACAAGAGAAGCTACATTCACTGATAGCCTTGGTGATATAGGGTCTTGGGTTCAAAAAGGAATGAATCAGTTTCCTGCTATGCGCCTACTAATGGATGCTTGGTATATCCGAACACCTACGAACGTATTTAAGTATATAGGTAGACGAACACCTGTCCTAAACTTAGCCTCAAGACGTTCTCGTAGAATGCTCTTTGGTGGTAATGCTGATGATAGAGATAGAGCTTTATTTGAGTTAGTTTTTATGACCTCTGCTATCCTAACAGTTCGCAGCATTGTTGATGAGAAGGTTCAAGTGCCTGACGGTAAAGGCGGTACTATTGAAATGTATCGTTACCAAGGGACGTTTGACCACGCAACTTACAATAACGTGAAGAACCTTAAACTTTCTGGTTGGCAACCTCACTCAATCTACTTTGAGGATGATCAGAAGTTTCACAACACGCAACGCTTTGCTCCTATGGACAACTTGTTGATGACAATGGTTAATGTAAGAGACTTAGAAGAAGCTGGTCTGTATGACCAATCAAATGAATTAGCTTCTGCAATTCTTGTATCAAATATAAACTTGATGAAAGATACTACGTTTACGCAAGGTGTGGCTAATGCTGTAGAAACACTAGCTAATCCTGAAAGAAGATTCCAGAACTACATAGAAGCTAAAGCTAGAACCTTTACTCCATCGTTTCTTAAATGGGGCAATGATGAAGGTCAGCGTGAAGTTGATGGAGTGTGGGAAGCTGCAAAAGCAAGTATGCCTTTCTTCTCTAAAACAATGGAGCCTAAGTTTGATAGATTAGGACGACCTATGATGAAACCTAATCAAGACGGCCTAGTCAATGGTTTATCTAAAGCTACTTTCTTATCAAATGAACCAGCACGTTTAGCTTTCCTAGAGATAGGCGCAGACATTGCTGACATCCCTCGTAAAGATGGATTACTCGATTGGGAAAGTGAAGCGTTTGAAGTTGATGGTAAGTCAGCATGGTGGCGTTTTAATGAAGTCTATTCGTCTATTGAGATTAATGACATGACTCTTGAGGAGCAGCTAGAGGCTTTAGTTATCAGCGATACTTATAACGATGATCTTACTAATGCTACTACTGAGCCTGATCTAGCTTTTGGAGGCAGTAGAGAAAAGCTTATCTTACAAGTCTTAAACGCTTACGAGTCATTAGCTAAGTACACTGTAGCTAAAGAACGTGAAGACTTAGGAATGTTAGAGATGTGGAACGCTTCACAAACAGCGCAAGCTTTAGGTCAATTACAACAAACACAAGATCAAGTAATAACTAACCCAGAGACTATTCTGGATACCTTCTTTGATCGAAATAAATAGGAAAAATAATGGCAAACTCATACATAGACTACGTAGCTAATGGCAGTCTTACTACTTTCACTACACCGCCTTATTTAGAAAAGGTACACATTATAGTGACGGTGGATGGAGTTATAAAAACTCTTAATACTGACTACTCAATCGCAAATAATACTAACGCTGTTGTGTTTGGTACGGCTCCAGTAGCAGCAGCTAAGATACGTATTAGTCGAAGCTCTAGCCCAAACCAACGTCTTACTGACTATAATGATGCTTCTCTATTGACTGCGGATGCAATGGATAGAGATGCTAATCAGTTATTCTTCTTGTCACAGGAAGCTGTAGACTCAGCCGAAAGAACTGACTTTGGCGCACAGACGTTTTACAGCTCAGGTACAACAGACCCCAGCACAGCTAACACAGGTGATTTATTCTTTAATAATCAAACAGGATTCCTGAAGGTTTATAATGGCAGTGCTTGGGTTATAGTGAATACGATAGAGACTAAAACAGTTTTCACAACTCCTAGCTCAGGGGAAAGAACTTTCACAACCTCTGCAACTCTTGGTACAAATACGTTTGTATTTCTAAACGGAGTTAAGTTGGTAGAAGGTGGCTCCAATGATTATACATTAAGCGGGGCTTCAGTGGTTTTAACTGCTGATGACCCTTCAACCGCATACGTTTTAGAAGTAATTAACCGATAACAAAGGAAACAAAAAATGCCACAATTAGCAAACGACAACACTCCATATAACCCAAAGATGGGCGATGGGTCACGAGGATTAGTACAGTTTGTAAAGGGTAGTTCTGATGGCCATCTTTATGGTAGCTTAAACGGCACTGACTACGTACTGATACACAGTTTTACGGCAAGTGAAATGAAAGAACTAGCTCTACCACCTTTTGTTCTTATTGGGGGCAGTGCTTCTGATACTACAATCGACTTAGGCGCTACTTCAAAGGCTTATATTAGCGAAACGAGGTAGGTATGGCTATGATAAAAAATGTAGTCCAACCTTTTGTTCTTGATCCTATACAACCTGTAACACCTTCAGGTAGTGGGTCAGACTTCTTTGGTGGAGGCTTTAACTTACAAGCCTCTGCCGTTACTCTTCCCACATCAACAGTAAACTTTGGTGTTTTAGCTAACGTCCCTTACGGGTCTGGTTATGGGTATGTTGCAGGTAGATTTGCTCGATCAACAGTTATAAGTGGAGGTAGTAACCCTAGTCCTGCTAACCTTACTATCTTAACTAAAACTTTACCTCACCCTTATATAGGAGATTACGCTCAATATGGTAATCGTATTGTCCGTATAGAAATAGATTTTGATGTTAGTGCATCAGACCACCCTGCAAGTGATTGGCTAACTAGCTTAAAAATAGATGATGGACAGGGTAACTCTAATACTTTCGACATGAGTAATTTTACAAGAGCTAATCACACAGGTAATGCATATTATCCTGCTGGTGCGGAATATCGCAGATCGTATGGTACTGGTTATCCTTCTCTCGTTGATACAACTAACAATGCTAAAACATTAACATGGGAGTTTGTATGATAACTCTAAATGAAATTAACAACGTACCTGAAAGTTTAGTCGAAGCTATCTACAACCCTAACCAAGCATACTTTGATGAGTATACTTCAAACATGGGGATGGAAGATAACACTGAAGTCCTCAATGCTTTAAAGTGGAAACTTATAGAAGATGCAGGGCATGGCGTTGAAAAGGTTTTATCTATAGAAGAAGACGGTGTTATTGTAGGACTCTTTGAGTTAATTCTCGATGGTTCTACAGCTCACTCATCAATAAACTTTAGCTTAACACCTCTCGAAGCTTTTGCACAACCACTCCATACATACTTAAAAAGTGTTGGAGTCAACAAGCTTATTGCTTGGGCAAAGCCTGAAACTGATGATGATGTTGCTTTACTGAATGCACTTAACAGGTCTGACTTGTATAATGTTGTAAGTAACTCAACCTCTACCTTCGGTGAAAGCGAAACCCTACATAGCTTCATTACTTTAGACTTACTATAGAGGTAACTCATTATGACTAAGGCAAGAACCTTAGCAGACTTTAACACAACAAACATAGACCCAGCTCTGCTTGACAGCACTGGCACTATTCCTTCAGCACTCCTTGCGGGTGTTGGCGGTGGTAAGGTGTTACAGGTTATTGAAGGATCAACTAACGCTGAATCATCCACAGGTACTTCTACATCTCAAGTAGATACCAACTTATCAGCTACCATAACACCAACAAATACAAATAATAAGCTTTTGGTTTTCGTACATCAAGGTATTACAAAGTTTAACACCAACGCTGCTTCTAGATGTACAGTTAGACTTATTAAAGATAGCACTGAGGCATCTTGTTTTGGTGATATGATTGGACACAACAATGCTACTTCAAGAGAATATGTACACGTCAGTGGTTCGCACTTTGCGGTAGCTGGCTCTAGCAACGCAATAACTTTTAAGACAACAATACAAAGTAGTGATGGTGGTAATTGGGTTGCTGGAACGCAAGCAACTGGGACACAGCAATCTAAACAATCAATAGTGATACTTGAAATAGCAGCATAAAGGATAAAACATGGACGACTTAAAACAACAAGTAGACCGCCTAGAGTGGCGAGTAGACTTGCACGAAGAGCAGTTACAGACTCTTCAGGACAACGCCACAGAGCTAAAGGAACAACTTGATTGTATTAATAAGTCGTTATTACAGATCAAGTGGCTCGTAGTAGGTGGCGCTGTAGTCTACTGGGCGCAAGCCATGGGTTTCAATGAAGTAATTAAATTAGTAGGTGGAATATAATGTTAGAACAGTTGATAGCTCCAGTCACAGGACTCTTAGATAAGTTTATCCCTGACGCAGATACAAAACAAAAGATAGCGCATGAAATAGCTACGATGTCGGAGAAACACGTACACGAGATTGCCTTAGCACAGATTGCTGTCAACAAAGAGGATGCCAAAGGTAACTGGTTTCAATCCTCATGGCGACCTGCAACGGCTTGGGTATGCGTTGCTGGGTTCACCGTAAACTTTTTAATTAGTCCACTTGCAGCACCCTTTGGTGTTGTTGTTCCACAAGCGGACACAAGCACCATGCTACCTGTACTGATGGGTATGTTAGGTCTTGGTGGCTTGCGAACAATGGAACGAGTTAAAGGAGTAGGTAAGAAATGAAAGATTTATTAACAGACTTACACGAAAGTGTAACTAAGGAATTATTAGCAAGAGTTAAGTCAGGTGAAGCAACACCATCAGAACTCTCAGTAGCCGTTAAGTTCCTAAAGGATAACGGTGCAAGTAATGACATTATTACTGCTGAGTCACCTATGGCAAGCTTACTGACTGCTTTGCCCTTTGAAGAGGCGGCTCACTGATGTCTTTATATGCAAACATAAACAAAAGAAAGAAGGCTGGCACTAGCAGGTCTAAGAAAAACTCCACCATTAGTCCTAAAGCTTACAAGCAGTTGACTATAGGTTACAAAAAGAAGGTTAAGAAGTAATGGGTCAGTTTGATAACTTGAAGATTAACCAACCTAAGCGTACTCCTAGCCATGCTACTAAGTCTCATGTTGTTAAAACCAAGGTTGACGGTAAAGAAAAGATCATCCGCTTTGGTCAGCAAGGTAAGACTGGTGATAAAACAAACACTGCTAGAGCTAAATCATTCAAAGCCAGACACGGTAAGAATATAGCTAAGGGTAAATCCTCAGCAGCTTACTGGGCTAATAAGGTGAAATGGTAATGGCCAGAGACTACAAAGCTGAGTACGAGAACTATCATAAGAAGCCTGAACAGCGTAAACGAAACGATAAGCGCAAGCAAGCTAGACGTAACATGGAAAAGAAGCATGGCAAACTAGCAATCAAAGGCAAAGATATAGATCACAAAGATCGTAACCCACATAACAATGCTTATAGCAATCTTCGCATCTCAAGTGTGAAGAAAAACAGGAGTCGTAATGGATAACGTACCAGAGCAGCTAAAGGACTTCCGAAACTTTATGTTTATAGTTTGGAAGCACCTAAACTTGCCTGATCCTACGCCCGTACAATACGATATGGCTGAGTTCATCCAGAACTGCCCACGAAGAGCAATCATCGAGGCATTTCGAGGTGTAGGTAAGTCATATATTACTGCCGCATTTGTCGTGCACCAATTACTTCTTGATCCCCAAAAGAAGTTCATGGTTGTGTCGGCCTCTAAACAGAGAGCTGACGATTTCTCGACATTCACTCAACGACTAATCTTAGAACTCCCAATATGCCAACATCTCATAGCTACAAGTGAGCAAAGGTGGAGTAAGATAGCGTTTGACGTAAGACCTGCGCTGGCTAGTGGTAGCCCCTCTGTTAAATCAGTCGGTATCACTGGTCAGCTTACA